TTAAGACAATATCGAAAACAATGGGATGATAAAAACCAAGTGTTTAAAAATAAACCTTTACACGATTGGTGTTCACATGCAGCTGACGCTTTTAGGTATGGATGTGTTGCAGAACCAATTAATATGTCAGAATGGAATAAACCAATTAGAGTAGATACAAAATATATAGTATGAAAAAATCAGAACAAGAAATATTATCAATATTAAATACAGAAATACATAACGCATCAGGATTTATTGGTGGCGAGTTAGTAGCTAGAAGAAAAAAATCTTTAAGCTATTATCTTGGTATGCCCTTAGGGAACGAACAAGAAGGTCGTTCTCAAGTGGTATCCAATGATGTATTAGACACAGTAGAAAGTCTAATGCCATCTTTAATGAGAATTTTTACATCTGGAGATAATGTATTTCAATGTGAAGGTGTTGGACCTGAAGACGATGAAATGGCTCGTCAATGTTCCGATTACCTTAATTATATTTTTTATAAAGAGAATGATGGCTTTGTAGCCTTATATTCTGCATTTAAAGATGCATTAATTCAAAAGAATGGAATTTTAAAAGTATACTGGGATGATTCAGAAAAAATTGAAAGAGAAGAATATACAAGATTAACAGATGATGAATTTAATGATCTTGTTGCAGATTCAGAAGTTAAAGTTAAAAATCATTCAGAATACGAAGAACCTATAACAGATGATCGTGGTAAAGAAATTGATAAAGTTACTTTACACGATGTTGTTATTCATAGAACAAGATTATATGGTAAGGTTAGAATTGAACCTGTACCACCTGAAGAATTTTTAATTGAAAGAAGATGTAAAGATATTAATTCAGCTAACTTTGTTTGTCATAGAACAAATAAAACTAGATCTGAATTAGTTGAAATGGGTTTTCCTAAAGATGTTGTAGAAAATATACCTCAAGGTGATACTGATTTCTTTACAGAAGATAAATTTACTAGACACCAAAACGTAGATTTCTCACATGGAGAAAATGATGGAGATAGATCCACTAATGATATTTTAGTATATGAATCATATATTAAGATGGATGTTAATAATGATGGTAAATCAGAATTATTAAAAATAACTACTGCTGGATCTGGAACTGGTAAAATTTTAGATATGACTGAAATAGATAGTATTCCGTTTATATCTATGACACCAGTTATTATGCCTCACAGATTTCATGGAAGATCTATATCTGAATTAGTAGAAGACATCCAATTAATTAAATCTACTGTTATGAGACAAATGTTAGATAACATGTATCTAACAAATAATAACAGAGTTGCTGTCCAAGATGGACAAGTAGCAATGGATGATCTTTTAACAAATAGACCAGGCGGAATTGTAAGAACTAAACAACCTCCACAAAACGTTATGATGCCTATTCAGGCACAACCTATTACAGAACAAGCAAGTGGAATGTTATCTTACTTAGATTCTGTTAAAGAAACTAGAACTGGAATTACAAGACAATCACAAGGTCTTGATGCTAATACTTTAAACAAAACAGCAACAGGTCAAAACCAAATTTTAACTCAATCTCAAATGAGAATGGAATTGATTGCAAGAATCTTTGCTGAAACAGGTGTTAAAGATTTAGCATTAAAAATGTTTGAACTTACTTGTAAGTATCAACAAAAAGAAAAGATCGTAAGAATTAGAGGTAAGTATATACCTATGAGACCTTACGAATGGAAAGACAGAGTTAATATTACTGTTCAAGTAGGACTAGGTACAGGTTCTAAAGAACAACAACTAATTTTATTAAACGCTATTCTTGAAAGACAAATGCAAGCAATTAATTTGCAACAGAATGTATTTGGTCCAATGGTTAATTTAAGAAACGTTTATAATACACTTAAGAAATTAATTGAGAATGCAGGACTTAATGGAATTGAACCATACTTTATGGATCCAGATGTCGGTGCAGCTCAAATGCCTCAACTACCACCTAAACCTCCAACTGAGTTTGAAAGAGTTACATTAGCTCAAGTTCAAGGTGAAAACCAAAGAGCTCAGTTAGAAGCTAATACAAGATTAAAAGAAGTTGAAGCTAAAATGAGACAACAATTGCTTGATTTTGAAATACAAATTAAAGAATTAGAGCTTAAATATGGTTCACAAATAGATGAGCTTGAATTGAAGCGTAGAAGTATGTTAGAACAAACAGATCTTCAGAAATCTGGAGATATGATGAAAGAAATAGTCAAAGGACAACAAAAATTCTTTAATGATAAACAAAATGGAAAAGCAAATCAGGGAGGGCAAGCGAGCCCAAGTACTTCTAAACGATCCTCTTCTAAAACAAGCGTTTGAGGATTTACTAGAAACTTACAAGCAAGAAATTTTTAATACAAGTTTTGCTGACGATAATAAACGCAGATCTCTTTGGATGGCATATAATATGCTAGACAAAATTAGAGGTCATTTACAGTCTATTATGGAAAGCGGAAAACTAGCTCAAAAAGATCTTGAGCAGTTAAATAAGAGCTAACCTATTCTAGGAGCTCAATATACGTCAACCAACAAGGAGGAACGTTACATGGCAGAAAGTACTAATGTACAAGGTGCTGCTGATAAGATCAAAGGACTTCTGAATCCTGAACAAGGACAATCAGAACCTAAGAAAAAAGCAGAACCATCAGAGCAACCTGAAAAGATCAAACAGGAATCTTCAAAAGAGAGTCAATCAAAGTCTGAAGAAACTCCAAAAGAAGAAGCATCTGAAAATACTGAGATCAAAGAAGAAACGCAAACAGCAACAGAGGAACCAGAACTCCACCGAGTCAAAGTACAAGGTCAAGAGTTAGAGGTTAGCCTTGATGAACTGAAAGCAGGGTATTCTAGAGACTCGGATTATAGACAAAAGACCCATTCTTTAGGCTTAGAGAGAAAAGATCTTGAAGCTCAAAAGAGTAGTCTTCGTCAAAATTATGACAATCGTTTAAGTGAACTTAACGACTTGATTGCAACTGCTGATGGTTTCATCAGACAACAACAAGGTAGTAAAGATCTTAAAAAACTTTGGGAAGAAGATCCCACGTCTGCAGCACGACTGGATTACCAGTTAAGAGAACAAAACAGGCAGATAGATGATATGAAATCCAAAGCAAAAGACGCTTATCAAAAACAATATGATGAGTACCTTGATACACAGAGACAGTTAGCAGCAGCGAAAATACCAGAATACAGCGATCCTAATAAAGCTGATCAATTTAGAACTGATATGAGAACCTCTTTGAGGTCTTATGGTTTTAGTGAGCAGGAAATTGGGAATCTGGCTGATCATCGTTTTTTAATGGTGATTAGAGATGCTATGAGTTATAAATCTGTTAAAGATAGAAAACCTATAGTCCAGAAGAAGGTAGCTAACGCACCTAAAGTTGTTAAAGCTGGTGTCGCTAAACCAAGTACAAGCACAGGACGAGACGCCATAAGAAACAAAATTGGCAAGTTAGCAAAAACTGGTCATATTAAAGATGCCCAGTCTGCAATACTTGACATGATTAATCTTAAATCTCAACAAAAAAGGTAAAACACAATGGCACAACCAACAAATACGTTTGATACGTATGACAGTATTGGTGAAAGAGAAGACCTGTCGGATGTTATTTATAACATCTCGCCAACTGACACTCCATTCTTAAGCTCAGCTGCGAAAGTAAAAGCAACTGCAGTTTTACACGAATGGCAAACTGACAGCTTGGCTGCAGCTTCTACATCAAACGCTGTAATCGAAGGT